GGAAATCTCTAAACGTAAGCTGAGCACCTTGCGACATATCGGCCAACGCGCCCGAAATGTTATCTGCCATTGACAACATCCCGTTTTCAAAATCGCCAAACAAAGGTAAAGTCCTTGCTTGCTCAAGGGATAAAAGCGCCATTGCGGCTTGGTAATCTTCAAACCCAATGGCATTTGCGGCAAGGGCTGCATTTAGTGCATTTTGACTTTCCGTAAGGGATGTATTAGCTGCAACATTTTGCGCTATGAAATCAATTCCCTCTTGAATTAACTCATGGTTTTGAGACAGGGAACTATCAAACATTGAAAGGCTTGCATTGGCATGAGCTAAAGCAACGGAAAGCGTATCTGTAACACCCGCATAGTTCCCAGAGGCCACTGCAACAGCCAATGTTTTTTCAATGAACGGGGCAAGTAAATCATCATTTTTCTTTTGTATATCGAAAAGCGCGATGTTTACCTCAGCCTCTCTTATAGAAGCCTGATTTCCAGTTTCTTTAGCCGCCTTTAACTCTTTTTGCAGTTCAAGTTGACGCCGCCTTAAAACTATTTCCTTAGCTAAAGCTCTTTGGTTTTTATTAAATAAATCAAAGTCGCTTCCATCACCACCGTTATCTGTATCCGCTGATGGGATGTTGTCCATTTCTCCAGATGCAAGGGCTTGCTGGGCTAAAAGCTGCGCCTCAAGTGTTTCAATTAAACGCTTCTTACCATCAATAGCTCTTTGCTCATTAACAAAAAGTGAATTGTTTGCAGGATCTTCAAGAAACGCAACCTCATTGTTAAGCTTTTGTATCTGCTTCGCAACGCCTTCTGCGTCACGCCCAAACTCAGAAAGAACACCAATGGCTTGTAAAAATGATCTGGTTACGCCAACGCCATCCCTAAATAATTCAACCAGATCAGTAGCCAAGGGCAAAAGCTCACGGCCAATATCTAAAGCAAGTTGAGAAATCTCCGCACCTAAAGCTTTGGTTTGGTTTGCATAGCTGTCGGCGGTTCTGGCTGCATCTCCCTGTGCGTCCGTTGTTCCAGCAGTTATAAGATTTAGCCTCGCTTGAACTTTCTCAGCATTGGTTACTTCATCGCCAGTTCTTTTTATCCCCATCCGCAAAAGCTCTTGCTTCAAGGTTGCCTCAGTTATGACAACGCCAAACCTTCTTACTGTTTCATGGTTCCCAACCAAGGCGCTTTGAAACGCCTCCATTGTGTCTGTATCGCTGGCGTTGTTAAATGACGCAACGTCAACAGCAAGTTTGGTAAGCTCCACAGAAAGCTGTGCAGCTTCGCCCCTTGCAAAGCCCATTGGAACAAAAGTGTCTTGGATGCTTGAGGCCATACCCTCAAGTTCAAATGAAGAACGACCTACGGCTGAACCAAATTCAGTTAAATCCGCAACAACCTGATCTCTAAATTGCCCAAAAACAACCGCTGACTTTGATTGCATTTCTGCGACATCACCCGCAAGATCAATAGCCGCCTTCCCTGCTCGCCCAATAGATAAAGCAATAACACCAACCGCAGCGACATTTATTACTCGCCCAAGCTTCTGAAAAGAAGCACCCGCCGCCGTTGTTGCTTTAATGGTATCTTTTTGTAAGCGGTTCAAATCGCGCTTAATGTCAGACATATCCGCTTCAATGCGGACTAGAAGGGTATCAACTGTTGTAGCCATTAATCTGGATACCTTTCCATCAAATCTTGAAGTTCATTCTTATTAAGTGGGGGCGGTTTCCCACTTGAATAAAACTCCGCAAAACCATCTAAAGCAGCATAGAACTCAACAAGGCTCATATTCCAAAAATCGTCTGGCCTCATCTGCATTTTCCCTAGACCGATTTGCATAAAATCAGTCCAAGGGAAACTTTCTACACTGCTCCCGCCTTCGTTTCGTTTCCCTCATCTTTCCCCGTACTTAGGGCAGAGGCTAATACCTCACCACAAACCCGCATTGCGTCAGCAAGCCCAGCATCCCAGACCGCCTTTTGAATATCCTTCATAGAGACATCATTGCCGCCACCCTTCACAATCGGATGAATTATGCCGCAAATTTCTGTTGTGGTAAGATCGCCCTCAGTGAGCTTTCCCAGAATTTTTACAATTCCATATCCACAAAATGCCTCAATCCTCGCCAGCCCGTCCATTGTCACCCTTGAGTTCCAAGTTTTTTCGCCCAGCGTTATGAGCATTTCCCCGCGATTTGGGTTTGTCATGTTTCACTTCCTTTCCACCTATTAGAAGTTGTTCTCCGCGATCCAATACATCGGTCACGGTTTCTGCAATATATGATTTCCCCCCAGCCTTGAAATGTCCACCCACCTCAAGGCCACAGGAGAAAGCTACTGCAAATTCGTTTTGAGAATTTGATTTGGCCCAGCCAGAAATGGTTGAGCCATCAACCTCTATTTCAACACTGAGCCAACTCATTTTTAAGCTGCCGTAAACGCGAAGGTTCCAGCGCTCTCAAGTGTGATTGAGTATGTGACTTCGCCGTTATACTCACCCGCATATTCAAGCGTGGCAATCATCATTGGACCAGCGAATGTTCCGAAGTCTGGAATGACCACATCAAAATCAACGAATGTTCCCGCTGTTCTTTGAGCGTCAAAAGCAGTGCGAACTGCTGCCTCTGATGCAGCATCAGTAAAAACACCTGATCCAGAGGCGCTAAATGACTGAACGCCGCCGCCAGCCAAAAGCTGTCTCAAGCCAGAGCTATCTTTGGTTGTTATATCAACCGCTTCATCGTTCATTGAAATTGAGGTTGAGCGCAACCCAGCAACAGTTGTTGCTGTGCCGCTAATATCAACCTTTAATAGCATTGCGGAGCCTTTTTGTGCCGCCATGTTCTTTCTCCTTAGTTATCAAACACAATGGCGCGAAATCTCATGACCCCATGCCGCGTTATTCCATCAGGTTCTTCAAGGGTTGTGGCAAACTCTTGCCGTATGTTTACCAGTGAAGCACCTGACACAGTTATAGCAGCATTATGAAGGTTTTGGTAGACCTGTTGCATAATGTGCTTTATTTCATATCTGCCCCGATATTCAGACCAAACATGAATGGTTAGTGTATGCTCCACCGCATCCACGGTTTTTGTGCCATCATTGATGGCGGTTTCTTCCCCAATATTGATATATGGCGCAGAGGTTCCCTCTGGAATGTCATCATATACTGGTACGTCTGCAACGCTGGCCCCAGATATGGTTGCATCGTTTAGCTTTGCGTATATCGCCTTTTGTAGGTTCCATGAGTGTAACGCCATTTAAACGCCCCTTGACCGCAAACGTGCAAACATTCTTCTGATCTTCGGCCTGTTTTCCTCAAGTGCTGGTTGAAGATATGGCCTAGCGCCCATCTTGCTTGTTCCAAACTCAAGGAAGCCAGAGTAATCTGCGCGACTTTCAACAGCGCCGCCAAATTTATCCGCATCTAAAACCATAAAAATGTTGTTTGCGAGAAATCCAGTATCAGAGTTTGGAGGATTACCAGCAACGGAGGCGGTGTGCTTACCATAAGTTCTACCCTTACTTTGGTGTTGCTGTATGCTTGTTTTCGCAGTGTTCATGGTATCTTGGACGCCAGACGCTATAATGTTTTTAACGACAGAAGCATATTTGGCCTCGACCTTAGCATATTTTGGCGCTCTCGTTACCCTTGTCTTAATGCCTGTCATGAGGCTACCCCCTCCTCACAATCAAGATCAAGGAACTTAAACCTATTGTCCACGTTCAAAACACCATTGATCGTGAAGGTTCTTGTGGTTTGAACTCCGTTGCGGCGATATGTTTGAACCAAGCGATTGGCAGTTGTTAAATCTGTTCTGTACCGAACGCGCACCGTGCTTCGAAGGGCATCCCTAAGCTTATCTGCAAATACCGCCTCATTCGAAGATTGCGGGGTTATGCTTGCGAAAACAGTAGCAACCTTTGTCCAAACAACAGAAGATCCACCGCCTTGATCTGAGGTTCTTGTGGGAGCTTGTAGCTCAAGCCTATTCCGCATGTTCCCAATAGACATTTAGCCAATCCCCGCTCTAACCATTCCCTTGAAAGGCGTAGAAGTAAATCGCATTATTTGATATGGCTGCAAAAGCTGCGTTAGGAGCTTGGGAGGCTGGGGAGGCGGGAACCTTTCAAAGTCTCCGCGATGCTCATACATGAAAGCGCAATACTGCATCATGGCGATCCTTATAGGCTCTGGGACGCTTTGAGTGGTTGTGCCATATCCCGCTGTATAAGTTATCTTTAATGCGTTAGCGCCCCGCAATTCTGTAGGATATGAGCCGCCATCCCTGAGAATAACACGGGCTGGCTCTCTGATTGTATCGACATAATAATTCTTAGCGGGCCAAACGGTTTCTGCATCTTGATCCGTTATGGTCAAAGCCCCGCCCATATTGCTGTGATTTGAACAATAATAGTAAAGCGCATCAGGCGCAGAGGCATCAACAGTTATCTCAATGTAAGCACCAGAACTTCCCGCCGTTCCGCTAGTCGTTACGCCAGTCGTATATTCTGAGCCGCCGCCGTGGGTTCCATTTGCCGTAGTAGATAGCCGCAAAGGATGGCTTCCATTACTGCTATCATCTTGTTTGAATTTATAGGTTGAGCCACGCTTGAGCGTCAAAGTAGGCTGTGCCGTTCCATCTATGTAAAAAACCCCGCCCGCAACTGTAACGACATACTCTAAATCTTCATAACTACCGTCACTGTAGTATTTAATATCTGAAACAGAAATTGCAGGGGACAAGGCTAACTCAATATGATTTTGATAATTTACAATATCGGGACCAGTTTTCCACCCTTCCCACAGTGGCATATCAACAGGAATAAACCCATCCATCCATTGCTGCATTGTGCGGGTTATGAGCGCCCGCCCTGTGTAATTTTCAGCCCATTCACGCGCCGCAATAATAAGACTCATTACAAGAGTTTCATCCACATCATCGTCAAGCCTCAAACTATCTCTCGTTTCAATAACAGTAAGCGGTTCTCTTGAAGGCTGGGTTTCTACGACTAATCCACTCATGATATATCATCCGTAATTGTTATTCTGATGAAGTCAGAATTTGGGAATGTTTCAATCTTTCCATCGGTAAAGGTTACTTGGAACTCAGCCTCATAAGATCCTATCGTATTCGTATCAGCCGCGACCCATTCATATCGAACTTGACCGCCATCCTCACTATGGATGATTGCGGCGGCGCTTGTTTTAACCGTGGTTTGCCCAACGGGCCGCATCTTAAAAACGGCACTCGCGCCAGTAAGATCGACGGCAACATCATTACCATCTTTAAGGGTAACAAGAATAATCGGGGCTGTATCGTTTTGCTTAATGTAAAAAGCCATTTACTGCGTCCATTAGTTTCTAGCCGCACTCTACACGAAAACATTGCATAAGTTAAGCAGCTTCGTTTATCTCATTGGCCTCAACGATTTCAACAGAATTTCTTGTGCTAACCTCTATCACCGTATTTCTGCTTTGTTGTTCATCAGCGTATCTTCCCAAGCCAACATCATAAATTAAGTCAGGAACAATCGGAGCGCCCGTTGTAATGTTATTTGCCAAAAGAATATGCAATTGAGCAAAGGTTGTGCTTGGTACGCTAGGAGCGCCCGTAAAGATATTTGCAGTAGTGAATCCATAAATAAAATTTGGGTCAATCTGAGGGACGTTAGGCGCTCCTGTGGTTATACCTTGCCCGCCTAGAATGTGGGTTTGATTAAGAACCC